AGGATCAATGCCCATTATTGAGTCTGCCCACGACACTGGCAGTTGTCCAATCTTAGTGTTCAGGGCAGCAATAGTTGATTCACTCTGGACTCTGCCTGTTGCTACTGCTTGCTCCACGTAAGTTGAAAGCAGATCCTGTTGCTCAAACAGTTCTTCAATGCTCTTCGTGGTGAAGATAGCGTCATTAGCATCAACGAACATCTGATCGAAACCAACAGCGAAATTGGTAGATTTCTTTACATACCCTAACTTGTGATTCTTCTCAGCAACTCCTATCTTGTAAGAGTCTGCTCTTTCCTGTAAGGCATTACGGACCTCGTCATTGGTGCTTCCTCTGAGCAAGTCTTCTACATACTTGTCATACTCCTCAATAGACACCTTTAACTGATCTTCGGAAGGGTTGTGGTCGTATTCGTTTTGACGCTTTGCCCAATCAAGTCGGAGCTTGGAATACTTCTCATTGACCTCTCTTACGTCTTCCTGCCCTTTGAAAGCTAGCCTGTCCTTCTCCTGAAGGTCTGCATAGGCAGCATCCTTACTAGCTTTGTCTGCGGCATTCCTTTTGAGGCTTGTGTTGATGTCCACAGAAGCAGAGGCAAAACCACGACCAGCATCTGACAGTCCTTTCCCGAGAACAGACATAGCTCCTGCTCCAGAGATACCTCCCGATGGGCCAAAAGCAGTAAAGCCAGAGATACCTCCCTGCTTAACAGAGCCACTTGAGTTGTTTACATTTGGGATTGAGGGCATTAGAAGTTGGGTCCAAAATCAAAAGTTTGGGTAGGTGCTGGTGCAGCTTTGGCTGATCCGTATAGTGAAGCAGCTTGGCCAAAACCTCCTAGAATAGAACCTGCTGCTTGATACTTAGAAGCAGAGGAAGCAGCATTACCTTGCATGGTAGCCATTGTGCCTTGGGCTTTAGACGACACCGCTTTGTTGCGATAGTCCTGAGCTGCGATAGTGCCAGAATATAACTCAGTCAACGCCGAAATTTCTGCATTAATCGAAGAGTCTAACAAGATGTCTTGAACTGATCCCTCGAAAGTAGTTCCTGACTTAGAAGCTTTGGCTCTTTGGGTTCCTGCAACGATACGACCAGTGCGACGCTTCTTCTCGGCTTCCACAGAAACCTGATTCTGCACCGTATTAGCGTTGTTTTGCTGAATCTTAGCGTTGTTCTCTGCCAACTGAGCGTTATACGCAGCCATCTTCTTTGCAGCTTTGCCTTGTTTGATAGCACCAACGGCACCAACAACACTTCCAACTGCCGCAGTTCCAGCAGCAATCAGTAAAGCGGTAGAAGAAGCTATGAGAGCTAAGATCATTCTATTACCTTTAGGTAGTGTGTTTCAACTGGTTTGTATCCTCTAGCTTCGTAGAGAGGACCAATTCTGAAATCTGAGTTGGTAAGAGCCGCCATTATGATTCTCTTTGCTCCCATTACTTTGGCCCAAGCTTCAAAGTTTAACATCAGTCTTACTCCATCTGTTCCTTTTCTTGCTTTATCCGAGACATACCAGAACATTTCCTGAGCTACCAGCTCTCCGTCATTAATGTCTGGGAACAAAAGTCCTCCTAAAGCTCCGGTGACCTTGTCTTCTTGAACAGTAACCCATAAGGCTGCGACGTTCGAGGCAAGAAGATTCTTCCAAGCCTCAATAAACTTCTCTTTTTTGAAGCTTCCTGGCAACCCTTTCTCCGCAAAGAAGTCCTCCCCTAGTCCTAAATCTAGAGTGTCTAAATCGGTTTCTGATACTGCAAGGATCATTTGTTTGTAACTACTTGAGGCATTATTGCCGCTATGTGTAAAGGGTAAGGTTCTTCACTTGTTACCACAAATTGTGATCTTAAATCGTATCCGGAGTCAAGCGAAATTTCTTTGTCACCTGTCAATAAAGGTGCAGAAGAATCCATTGCTCCTGAAGTCTCACGGAAAGAGATTACCCTAGAGGTTTCTTCGGTAGCTCCCACCTTCAGGCCCAAGCTGTTGATCAACCTGAAGATCAGTGAATGTATTCTCTTAGTCTTACCTTGTGCCGTCCCATTGTATGACCCAGCCTCAAGAGGTAAGGTTTTAATCAGGCTCTTATATTTAAGACCAACAGTGACATATTGGGAGCGAACTCTATCTAAGGTTATTGAGCCTCCAGTGACTACGGCGTCTGGTCTTACTGATCCGTTAACGATGACCTTTACAGTCTCTCCCTCAAGATGACCAAGACCTGATACAACATATCCGTAAGGACCGCTAGGGGTATTGTTCGTTACAAAGCTGTCCATAAAATACATGGAGTTTTTGTCTTGAGCACCATCTGGCCAAAAGTCCTCTTCCATGCATTCGATATACCGCTTAGTTCCTCCATTAACGGTTCTTGAAACCACCGTGTAAAGCTTGTCTGTCGAAGACACGGAGTCAGGGATACTCTCAATAGATTCTACCTTGGCATCTGTTCCTCCAATAATATGATTACTCCAAGCCAACACTTGTTGGTCTTTTTCGTAAGTAAGACAAACTAGCTTACCTGATGAAGTGGCTATCCAGATTCTGCTTGAAGGTGTTTTCTGGTAAGCTATGTATATACCTCCTTGAGCTTCTCTAAGAATGTGCTCCGAGACGGTGTTTAAGGGGTTGGCTATGTGTGAGTCAATTTCATAAGAGTATACCAACTCTCGTAGAATAGTTCCTCCATTTTGAAGATACACAACACCTGTGCCTATTCTCTCTGGTGTTACGTTTTCGGAACCCCAAGCTGTCTGCTCTTTAGCGTTGAAATCCTTAGGAGTTACGGCTTCATTGATTGACGTTGGTTTGACTTGCCACTCTGCTCCAAAGCTCCCTAACAGTAGAACAGGACCAGTTACTCCCCAAAGGAGTTGATTGACCTTGCTTGAGTTTAAAGTTCTGTTAATAGCATTATCATCAACTACTGTAGAATCAAGTTCGGTAGGAGCATGGTTTTCAAAGTCTTGAGACCTACTCATCCAGATGGTCTGTGGTTGTTTATTAGTTCCCATGAAGCACAACCTACCTTCATGGAAGGTAAGTGATCGTGGCCAGTTTCCTGAGTACCATGCTCCTAATCTCCAGCTCACTGTTTCAGCATTGCCTATATAAGCTGTTGGATTATTCGGTTCGTGAGGAACTACAGTGCTTAAGGTTACTGACACCTGAGTAGCAGAGGTGTAAGCTGATACCTTACAAGGTATTTGATTGTTTCTGATGTTCAGTCTTATGTGTCTTCCTACATCGGTAGAGTTGTCAAAGACAGCTGTAGAAGACTTCAGAACTGCTGTGATTAATCTTCCTGAAAGAGTGAGGTGTCCAGTAGTTGCCACCTTTGTAGGAGTAGAAGCCACCGTAATAACATCTACCGAATAAGCCGGTGTTTTAGGTGGCCCAACAACCTCTGGAAGCTCTTCTGGTTGCTCTATATTGACTCCTAAATAATACCACGTAGCTCCGACCTTCAGGTAGCTGTATTGGGTGGTTAAACCCCATATCCCAACAGTTGAGCGTATGCGATTAGCCAAGCTTCCACCAGCAGCTGCATAGCTTAAAACAGCGTTTGAATCAATGCTGTCGGGGTTGATTACGTTCAATTTTGGTTGAATCGTAACGTTATTAACATCCACATACGCGGTTACTTCACCAAGAATAAGGTACCCTTGGTAGTAGAACTCTACAAACTTGCCAACGTCACCAGATACAAAATCAGCAGCTGTGCTGTTTATGTTTCCTCTATCCGTGATTGTTTCCAACCACATAGTGGTATCTGAAGTATCTGTATCCAGATAAGGGCCATCATCCGTAGACATTAAAGCGAACGTCCAGTTAGTGTCTGAGATACGACTCAACTTTCTGGTTTGGTGCTCTAAGGTAGAGAGGTATAACACATCAGCAGATTGCGCAAAATTGAGTTCTGATAGTTGAGCTTCTGTGTAAGGAGTGACAACCTCTACTGGTGAGGAGCCAAAGCCTCCTGAGAGAACAGGTGCTCCGTTTTTAAAGAACCTGATATAATATTCCCCTATCTCTAGGATGAAGGAATCGGTTCGTGAGAACTCAAACCTCTTAACCCTTGTCAGTTTTGAAGAGTCTTTTACTTCTGCTAGGAACCGTGTACCAGACCTTCTCATTGCTCCTCCTTGAGGAAGAACAATAAAATTCTCTAACTTCTCAACTCCATTAGCATAGCCTTTGAAGTCTGTTCTTCCTGCTATCGCAGGAGATACTTCACCTGAAGTGAAGTTTGTGGTGATTGGAAACCCTTCAGGCATCAGACATTAGGAGCCATACGACCAGAATAGGTTAATCTAGATTCGAGCCAAGTGTTGGCTTCCAGAATCTTCATGCCACCTTCCTGTGCATTAGCTGATTTAGCGGTAATAAGCAGGGAACGGAAAGTAGCAAAAGCGTTATCTCTGACTTTTAAGCTTTGTGTTAAAGAGTAGGAGATGTCCCAAGCCAAATATCCGGCTATTGTCTCATCAAGCAAAGGCTTGAATTTACTAACATCAGTTACGTTCCTGATGTAAATAACGTCAATAGCAGAGAGGTTGCACAGTAGGTGCCCGTCTTCGACCTCAAACTCATCTTCAGTCGTGAAAGAACCTAACGGTAAAACCCTGAGACAGTCTCCAGGAAGTAGAAATTTGTAGGAGTATCCGAATGCTGGAGTCGCTACTGTTGGAGCGAGTGATACCCTTGTCATTGCACAGTTCCAAGGGTGCATGGCCAACACAGCTTTTATGCTAGGGTCCATTCGAACCTTGCAAAGCTCAGCCTCTTTGTCTGGATCGTCCAGTGACAAAATCAACTTCCCGCCGATTTTCATCAATGCCGAATTCGCTATCTCTGTTTTTGACGATGCCATTATGTTGTAATTAAAAAGAAAAGCGGACTACTCTCACAAGACCTTAAGAAAGTAGCCCGCCCATCATACAGCTCAGGAACGGAGCAATTAGTCGGTAACGTAATCTACGAAACCGTTGAAGTCCTTGTCTGCGGCCCAAGGGTCAGCAGACGAAGTGTCATCGAGAGTGACACAAAGCCAGCAGTTCTTTTCGAGAATATAACCGGGGTTATCTTCTTGGAGAACAGCGAAGTCAGCTTCTCCCGCAGCAGCAACAGCAATAGCTGCACTGGTGAAGAAATCTGGATCATCGGCAACACTACCAGCTGCATCAATGTAGCCAGTGCCGTCAGCTCCAAACAGACCTAAGTCAGCCGTTTGATCTGTTCCCATTGCTTCAAACCAGCAGCGACCTCGAAGGATGCGAGTTCCCTTGATAAGCAAAACGAGCTTTAGGCTCTGAGCTTCTGCAAGAGTCCCAGCATTGAGATCATCTGTAGTGTTAAAGTTCCAGGAAGCAGAACGAACTCTACCATCCATTTCAGTTGCTTTCAGCGGTTGAAAATTCGCTGCATCCCGTTTGAGCATCTGCTCAGATTTGATAATATTTTGTAAAGCCATAGCTAGATATAATATTTAAGGATTGCGATTAAGTGGTTTCGTCACACAAGATGCGGACGACTTTCTCTTCCCACATGCGAACGGCACCCATATCAAGGGAGACGTACACTTGTACGGAAAAGTGCTTGGTAGGCAGACGATCGACACTAACGAACAAGTCATCAGCAATGCCGAGAGTCAGAGCAGTGCGTCCATAGGCGAAGCAACTGCGAACATTGGAAGCTACCGTGAGGAGTTCCAGACGGACAAACTTGAAGCCCATGAAGGTATCAATTTCGCCTTTGACCAACGCCTTGACGGTGTTGTAATCAGCACTGGTGACTTCCGTGGTACGAAGCAATCCTTGGATTTGCTTCGCAGTGCAGGCAAGCGTCATCTCTTCACCATCTTCAACAGCTTCTGCAGAATCAAGAAGGAATCGCGCTTGGCGAAGCTTCCCAATAGTGAGGTTGCTGTTAGCAGCTGCTCCGCTTTCAACATAGTTGACAGCGATTACTTGTGAGGAAGGGAAAGGGACGGCGGTGCCTCCTTCTTTACCAGCATACGCAGTAGCGTCGAACGCAGTGATGATCGTGCGATCAATCGAGCGGTTCAAGGCTGCAATAGCATTGCGGGTGTAAGACGAAGTAGGATCAGCCAACATGCGTAGGCGATCGCGTTTGTCAATCAGGTCTGCCCAGTATTTGGGTTTCGTCTGATTACGGCGACGCGAGTGAGGCGTATCCGTGTATTGAGTATCTGCATGACGAGCAGGAACATCTAGAGCTTCAGTAGCCTCAATCCGATCGTAGTAGTCGTATTCACCGTTTTGAGACTCAGAGAGCACCGTAGGGCGCAACCGAGAGTTCATTTGCTGAAATTGAACTTCAATGTTAGATCGGTATTGATTAACTAGAGCGGTGTCGATTTGTTGTGACATAGCTGAAATAATTAAAAAGTTACCTAACAATTCGGTTGAGTTGCCCTTTCGGACTCTTCCTGCGAACCCTGTCGCTAACAGCCAGCGTTGCTGGTTTCAGACGAACCACAAGTGGTCTCCCGTCTTAAATGAGAACTGCCACAGTTTCCTGTGACAGTCAAGATTAATGTTAAACTTTTTACTTAGAAAAAGCCGTGTGTAAGTTGGTCCATCGCTCCAGAGCTGAAGAGTGTCCCACAGCTTGTCGGTTGGTGAGATTAGCCATAAAATCAGAATCACCTTTCAGTTGCTTGATTTCAGCTTGTGCTCTCGTCTTATCTGTGACGAACTCTCCAAGACCAGAGCCTTCATTTTTATCTTCCATCATAGCAGCACCCACAGCAGCAAAGAGTTTGATCAGTTTAGGATCGTTCCCTAAACCTGACTCGGTCATATACTTCTGAACTTCTGGACCTCCAAACTTAGCTACTACAGCACTAGCAGTGTTGAAGTTTCCTTTAGTAGCGTCACCCCATTCAGTTTTGAGAGCGTTGAGTTGGGTTTCTGATTCTAGTGCAGTAGCTTGAGCCATTGCAGTCTGCTCAGCATGAGTAGTGGTTAGGAACTCATTGAGGACTGTGTCAAAAGCTCCTTGAGAAATTCCTGCTTTATGGAAGATTTCTTTCCACTTACCCATCTTGGCCTCATCGAGCTTAACATCTTTGAGTGCTTCTGGAACGGTGAGAGCGTAGTCCCCAGCGACTTTAGGTCGACCTGCGGCTTCATAGAAAGCATCCCAGACTTCTGGAGCTGAATCCTTTCCTGGCTTCGCAATTTTGTCAGCCCCAATCATCTTCTGTGAACTGATCATGGTCTTGATGACAGATGCGAACCCATCCTTTCCTGGCTTGTAGTCCTTTAACGAAGGATCTCCTTTCAGATCATCAGGAAGAGCGTCTCTCCAATTGTCTGGTATGGTTGGTGGTGTTCCTGAACTTGCGGCTGCTCCGTTTCCGAGAACCGATCCTGAACCACCCGAGCTACCGTCACCTTCAGGTGCGAAGAGACGACTTGGGATTTTGAGTATATGCATATTTTAACCTTCTTTGTATTGCTGTTCTATTTCTTCTACAAGAACCTGTGGGTCTCGATTGAGAATAAAGTGTATGTTATACACCATAAATTGCTTACCTTCTTGAACAAGAAGAGCTTGTGCCTCTGTGGTGCATTGCTTTTTGGGAATGCCTGCTGTCTTCATCATGTGCTGTAACACAATCTTACCCTCTGGGCTTTCAAACACTTTCTTATAGGCATCACGCAAGATCAGTTTCTGGCTGATAAGGTCATGTAGATCTTTCATCATAGGTATCATAAGCCAATATTAACCCCTTTCTCTTTGGCAGTAGCAACATCTTTCATTGCTGATGCTAAAGGCTGAGCAGCTGTTGCTGCTTGCTGAAGCTGTTGCTGCTCAGCTCTTGCTGCTCGAATCTTTGCTACAACTTCAGGTGTTCGAATAGCTCTACGTGGAGCCTCGTCATGAAGAGCAAGCTCTTGGACGATCACATCTATATCTACACTGTCTATTGCAGTTGGGTCAATTGAGAGAATTGGAGCCACGTCCTGCATAAAGCGTCTCAGTCCCATGGACTTAGAAGACAGTTGTGCCTTGGCTGCGGGCGAAGTATAATAGATGTTAAGGTTTCTGCCTTGGAGAGAAGGAGGTGCTGGGGGTAGGTGCCCGTGCTCTCTGAGAAGACCAAAAGCTCTAACAACGATTGGACCCAGAAACTCTGTCTGTAAGCGTCCTAAAATTGGAGCCATAAGCTGAAGCATCTCGTTTCGATCATCCTGGATTTCCAGAGCTGTCTGACGTTCTTTCTTCTTGTCTCGAACGATCCAATCAGCGTAGAAGCATCGCATAATGTGATCCCTCTTTTGATTCATCTTCTCCTCACCAATGTCGAATCTTCCCTTGTGTTCGAGAGGCTTGAGCATGTTATTATCCGCCACACCATTCTCAAAGAAGATAAGTGAGGACGGCGCCGTCCTAATAGGCATCATAAACCCATCGGAAGGAACAAGAAGAGGAGGATCAACTGCTTTCTGAGCACTCTTAATCTGAGTCTTCTCCATCTGATTAATAAGACGAATGTCCGGTAGGCAGGTCATTCCTGGAGAACGTCCATATACTTCTCCGGCTTTCTTCTTCCAGCGAGCAATATGGTAAGGAAAGGTATCAAACCCATCTCTGCGGAAAATACCTTCAGCTTCCTCACAGAACCAGACAGAAGCAAACTTTTTATTCTGCTTGTTCTGCTTAAAGATGTTTCGATCCTTTCTTGGGAATACTACATGAATCACGGTCCACATCTTCTCTTCGTTCTTTTCAGCAAAGATCTTAGGAGTGATCATATCGCTTTCTTTAGTGAAGTGCTGCTTAACCTGACGAGTGTTCCATATAACCTGACGAAACACTGTATCAATGTCCCCGTTGTGATTTTCTTTCATCCACAGATCAGACAAAGGAATAGCCTTAAAGGTTAGCGATTGTGTCTCATTGTCGTACTCCTGAAGAAGAGGAGTGGTGCCAATGCTTCCCAAATCTTGATAGTTTTCATGGATGGAAGGGTCAAACTTAGTTATCGGGCGGGCGAACTGTTTCACCATTGCATCAGCAACATCCTCTGCCCATTGAAGACCTTCATAATCTTCCTCTAAGTTGTAGTTGTCAACCCCAATACCAAACCATCTCTGGACTGGACTTGTAAGGAAAGTATGTAGGCCTCCTGCCAGTTGTTCACAGGCCCAAGGTGCTGTGCCTTCCATAATCTGCTCATGGTTTGTTGAACCTTTTGATGCAGTCCGATTAAAGTCTGAAGCATCAGGGTGGATAAGATCACGAAGCTCTTGCCACTGAGCTTCCCATGGGTGTCGTGCTGAAGCAGCCTTCTTAAACTCCGAGCACAGTGTTTTAAATTCTTCTTTCATTGTCCAAGAATGGATTTAGTGGGGGCATTGTTGTTGTTGCTTAATGCTCCTCCCAGAATGGTGTCCGACAGACCAATTCGTCTCCGTTGCCGATGAGCCAAAGCCGAAGCAATAGTAGCTACTTCTTTGGTTGGTGCCGAAGGCAAAGGCGCAGGAGCTTTAGCAGCAGTTAAAGGTTGACTGCTTCCTCCCCCGCCGCCGAAAGAACACACAAGGTGCCGTGCACACAAAAAGTCTAAAATGTTCATACTGGGTATAGTTTTTGTAATCGTTTAATTGGTATCTTTACCAGTTTTTTCTGTCCTCTCTGAAGCCTGTATAGATATATGTAGGATTTTTCAGTTGGCATCAACCTTAAAAATAAAGGAACACAACCTTTACCTATTGCAAAAGCTACAAACCATCCATCCTCCTCTTCCTCTCCCATTATGAGGAAGTCTTGACCTTGAAAGATATACCCATGTAGTTGGTAGTAAGCATAATCCTTATCAAAATCAAGCTGATGCTTTTCATACATCTCTCTAGCTTGTACCCACACACTCATGCTCTTAAAACGTCGTATTCACTTTCAGCTGATTGAGGCAAATTCTTCTTTCTACGATGAGTTTCCTTTACTGACAGAGCAAGCATTCTAAAACCGTCAGCTGGATGAGAAGCCCAATTGTGATGTGGGGTGTTCTTAAAAACCTTATTCATGTCGTCCCATTCCTTATGGTATTCTTTAAGACCCATAACCCCCGGCTCAGTCTTCTCTTCGTCAAACCAGCACCGCGGCAAAATAGCTCTTACTGCTTCAATACCATCTTCAACTGACTGACGGTTCACAATCCTAAAGGTGATACCCAAGGATCTAGCTACTTCCCATCTGGACTTGCCTGTGCCTAACTCCCTCACTTTTATGTCGTGTGGAGCATAGTGATTCCCATACACATAAGGCTTCTCTTTCATGAACTTGATGTAATACGGCAGTCCCTCTCCGCTACACTCATAATAGTCAATCAGTCGTATCTCGTCGTTTAACT